CAGAATTTGTTGCATTGCACTTGGGACAGATATGATCTATTTCGGCAGTATCATGTACGGTTGATAGTGAGCGAATTTTCATTAAAAGTTGGGTTCTTTCACGATCAACCAACTTCATAGCATCGATAGGATCGCCCTTTTCGTCAGATACGTACCTTTCTAAAAGCTGATCGATGAAAGTATCGATTAACTTGTCATCTTCCTTTTCCAGATACTTTAAAAACTCCTTCTTGTCACGCATTTTGATCTGCTTGACAGTTACCGAGTTGCCGCTGTAACACAAAACAACCTCGGATGACGATGCTGCGGTATGATACGCTTTTTTAACATCTTGGAATGTGATTTCAGACATAGGGATTCTCCGTTAGTATTATATCATCAAATTGGTTGACTGGTTTAACAAACCAGGAAATGATTAGCCGATTGGCTGTGTAGAGGCACCGTTAGATACTACTGTGGTGTCACTCATTTTCTCTTGAATTGTTCGATCATATGGATAATTTGCATACGATTCGAATGTAAAATAGTCATAGTGGAACGTTGTATCAAACTTTACAAGATGCTTGCTTGTGTTATCTAAAGAATACCCGCCAACTACTTCTGGATAGGCACCCTCAAGAATGTACTTACAAACAGGTACGCCCAATCTATTGAGTTGCTGTACTTCTATTTGTCTCTTATACGATGATGGTGTAGCCGATCCTTTTCTATTAAAATCCCAAGCTACGCTCGACCATGTTAAAAGATTGGATCTGATTATATTACTATCATCCGAAAGAAATGTAGGGGACCACGGAACGAATGTAATACCGTCTACCAAATTGATGTGAAGCTTCTGGAACGGTAGTGCTTTGTTTACCAACTTAAATTCTGGAATTCGTGATGATTGACAGAAAACAGTCATCGTACTTAAAGACTGTTTACCAAAAATCGCTGGGAGATTTATAGAGAACATGTATTCTCTAGAAATATCACCAGCGAAATGGTATATATTCTTTCTTGCACCAACTAAATTAACGTCGTGTGCTTTGTCAGCCATAATGTTACCATTATACACCAGCTTGGTGTATATTGAAAATTAACCTTACTTGACCTTAGCGAGTGCTGCGCCGTTCTGATCCTTCTGCTTAGCGGCTGTGGTCGAAGCACCAATAACCGTGTTGTCAGATGCGCTGCCAATTGCAGGGATCTGGTTGTTTTCTGCCATGGTGACAACATCAGCGCCACCGAGGTTGAACGTGAAGAAGTCGTACTTGAATACAACGTCAAACGATGCTGGGGCTAATGTGTCGTGGTTAAGTTCTGGATTCGATACCGATTCTGGATACATACCGAAGAACTTGTATGTCGAAACAACTCCACCGGTACGATCAAGCTGTTGTACGAAGAAGTTGTCCTTCTTGTAATCTTCAAGGGTCGATGCTTCCATTGTTCCTGCATCATATGCAACCGACATCCACTTAACGATGTTGTTACGGATGACTTGGTTTTCATCAGCAAGGATCTTGACAGTCCAGGTTGGTTCGAACTCGGCGGTTACAGCGACATTCATCTTCAATCCCTGGAAGCCAATTTGTTCCGAGTGGAGCTTGAATGCTGGAAGTGTAACGCTACGGGTAAGAATCGAAAGCTGGTTCTTATCATCAGAAACCCAAGCAGGAATACTTAACTTGAACATGAAGGATCTAGAAAAATCCCCAAGGAGCTTTCTAAATCCTACTAAGTTCTTATCGAATGCCTGTGTTGCCATGTTTAGTATCTCCTAGATGTTTTTAAAATTAGCCTCTTCCAACGATTTCTTGGAAGCTGACACCAGTTGCTACAGCGGTGTAGATGAGCTTGATGAATTCGATTACCTTGGTTGGCTTAACCAATATTTCAGCAACGAATTCGTTACGGTCGATAACATCTGCTGTGTTGTTCGAACTATCGGCAACAACCAAGTAGTCGTAAACGCCGCGCTGGGTTCTGATGCCAGAGAGGAAGTTGTTGACTTGGTTGGAGAAGCGCAAGCGTGTTACATCGTCATTCAATTCGAATACGTAGTAGCGTGCGATTCTTTCGATTGAACGCTCCAAGTAGAGGAAGAGACGGCGAACGTTAACACGGTCGAATGCCGAAGGCTTGGCTTGAAGTGTCTTTTGACCCCAAATGACAATGCCTTGTCCGAGGAAGTTAACAACTGGGTTGATGCGGTTGACGTAGAGGATGTCGCGCTGAGCCTGACTTGGGTTGACGGCAACAGCAATTACGTTGCTGATGACGCCACGGGTCAAACCGGCTGGTGCCCACCACTGAGCGTAGGTCAAATCGGTGTTAGCGTATGCTGCACCAACGAAGCCCGAGCAAGGAACCCAACGGTCCTTTTCTGCGTAGTTGTCGAAAATCTTGAAGTAGTTGCCGTAGATGGCACTGTAGCTACTGTTGATTTCCAATGTCTGAGCGACATAGTTTGCCATGTGGGTGTAGACCTGATCAACAACCTTCTTGGTTGTTGGGTTTACCATGACATTTTCTGGAACGTTGAGAATTGCGAAGCAGTCCTTACGGATGTTCTTTGCAAGGTTGTCCATTTCGCGCTTAACGTTGTCGGAGTAGTCGCAGTCAAGGAGAATATCAACTTGGATATCTTCTTTGTTGCCGAAATACTTCTGCCATGCGCCAAAGAGTTCGCCCTCAAGCTGAGCAAGACTTGGGTCAGCATCAAGGACGCCACCGTGAGTTGCTGGGTTGTCTGAATTCTGTGATGTGTAGCCAGCCAATCCGTCTGCTGCCATGAGTGGGGTCTTACCGACCGACCATGTTACCTGGATTCCCTTCGAAGCAAGTTCGCTGTTGCCAGTGAACATGTAAAGGTATGTGTTGTTGCCGTTGACAACCGATGGTCCGAACATCGACTGACCGTTACCGTCCTTCTTATCCTTGTCAGTTGACAACATGTAGATGTTGTCAAGAGCGCCGGTTTCGTTCCACACGTAGAAGAGGTACGAGTCGTAGAAGTAGATTGGGTTTCCCGATGGGTCGTATGATGCGACTTCTGGAGCAGGACCATATTCTACTGCGGTGTAGGTCGAGAGCATGCCTTCATCAATTGCCCAGCCAGCCGATGTATTGGCTGTATCAACCAATCCACCAACAAGAGGCTGTGAAATGATGATATCGTCACGGAGCGATGGGGCGCGGCTCAAGAGAGGATCGCCCGAGATTCCGGTCCAATACTTTGCAATGACTGCCTGACGATCTTCTGCGAGAACAGCTTGTGTGTAGTCGCGCTTGAAAGCCTGGAGGGTGACATATTCGAAATTCGAAACGATGGAGAAGCTGATATTCTCATAGAATGGACCAGCGCCTACTGCGTAGACGTGGAACAACTTCTGTGCGCCAGAAACGTCGAGAGGACCACCGGTTGTTGCTGCTGTACCAACTGAGTCGAAGCTCAATGGGTACTGTTCAACCATCATAGGTTCTGGCTGAGCGGTTACATCACCTTCCGACTGTGAAGATGTTGGCTGCGAAAGACCAACAACTGCACCAGCGCAAAGGCGGGTGGAATCTTCGATACGTACTACTTTCAAAGGACCGGCTTCAAGGTACTTGAGGGCTGTCCAGGCAAACTTAAAGTTTACGTCATCTGGCTTACCGTAGTTGGTAAGGTATTCTGATGGGCTGCCAACGTCCAACACAACGTTAACTGGTCCTCTAGAAGCCGCTACAACGATAGCACCCGTCGAGGATGTTACGCCAGGAATATAGAGACTTGCGTCACGTTCGATGGTTTCTACGCCGGGAGATAAAAGTGTCATATGCGAATTCTCCTATGTCTGAATATATTTATATGCATTTAAGGTTTTGCATTTTATAATTTTTATAGAATGCGGTCAAAAGCTTCATGTGAGTATTTATAGATTATCTCGACAAGTCGCTTCTAAATCTATCTTTTTCATTAAATGGCTTAACATACTTGTTAAATGACCGTAGGATCTCTTCGTCTTGCTCTGCTTCTGGACGCTTTGCTTCTGTATTTGCCATGGCTTTACCAGCATACCACATAAAGTCATCTTGGAAGTACCTTGAGCGCAGGGCATAGGATACCCAATATGCAGAAGATACCGTATCATCGTGGAGATTTCCGCCTGGGCGTGCCTTAAAAATACCAGGAGTTACTTCCTCATAATAGGTCAATTCCGTGAGCATATCCTTGGAGTGGATATGCATTCTTCCAGACTGAACATCGTCTTTGAAGAAGTTGAGAGCCATGGGCTTAGTTTTCATGTTGGCATTAACGCCATGCTCCGCCTTCTCATAGTCAAAGTACAGATTCTCATACTCTTTATCATTATACAGTACCTTACAGATAACGTCACCAGTTGTATTGTTTTCAATGACAATCATTGGATTGTTGAACATCTTGGCAATCTGCCAAATCTTATCAATAAAGTCAAATAGAACCATATCATTGCGTCTAAACATTGCAACTTGTTCATATGAACCAGTCGTGGCGAAGTCGGTTACATCGAAGATGTTGATAACTGAGTAATCAGTG